TGGCCTGATTCCACAGATCCACCTTCAGGCGGTCGTAGAACTCCTGCGCCTGCTCCCTGTTGCTGGTGCCAGTGCTGCCTTGTATGACTGGACCGCCATCCGGCGGGGAAAGCCGGTAATACCAGTTTGGACTTCTACTCCGTTTGTAGAGCGACATGTTTTAACTTCCTCAACGTGCTCGCCCTGCACAACTCGCGGAATCCATTCTCCGCTGAGATAACGCTGCAGGGCAACTACCGAAAACATCCAACGCTTGCCGACTTTCCGGCCGGGTAGTTCGCCGGCCTTGGCCTTGATCCGTACCGTCTCGGGGTGCGCGCCGAGCATCGCCGCCGCCTGCACCAGGTCAACTGTGTTCACTGACCGACCTCCGATGGGGCGCGCAGCGGGACCACACGCAGCGCAACACGTGGACTGGTGGACGGCATCCGGCGGCCTGCCAAGTCATTGATTTCAAAGGGAAGCTGCGCCATCAGTTGCCATGAGTCACCCCTGACCGACTCGTGGGACACGTGGCCCAAAAAACAGGCACCCCCTCTGATTGATGGCAAACCGGGGCTAACTCGTGGCGCTCCGATATCGCCCGACTCCTTCTTTTCCAGGCCTTCTTTCTTCTTCTTTTTCAATAATTTAGAGAGAGAAGAGAGACAGGCGACGCGGCGGCACCCCGAAAACCGACCGGTGGCAAAACAGCCGGGACTCATGGCAAACAGGCGGTGACTCGTGGCGCCACTCTTCTCCAGAATCAATGACTTAGGTGCGGCCGGTGCTGAAAACCACGTGTCGCGTGCGCTGCCTGTACGTTGCCCCGTGCAGATTGGGGCCGCAACGCCACGTCGCGCCGGCCTTTCCGGTTCCGGCCGATCCGGTCGACCACGCGAGGTCGGCCGGCCGCCCGTCCGGCGGTGGCATTTCGTCAGGAATACGAAATTCATTAACACATGTCCTCCCGCACGGACACGTGCAGACCGAACGCCTCAAGGCGACGCAGGGAAATCGCCGTGAGGTACGGTACGCGGCGCATGAAGATGCGGCGCTCGACCTCCTTGGCGCCGACCACCACGCCGGCTTGCTGGAGCTGCTTCTTGAACACGCGGTCGGACTTGACGGGCAAGCCGTTCCACTTGTCGCGCAGGCTGCCCGTGTGGGCGATGTGATCCATCACGTGACCGGTGCGCAGCAGGATGCAGAACTCGCCGTCGACCATGTCGAACGTGTACGGGTGTTTGTAGTTGCCGCCGTCGATCTCGGACAGCACCGTTTCCAGAATCCAGACCCATGGTTCGCGGTCGGCGCTGGTTTCGGCGATGTGGCTGTTCATTTCCGCGAGCAGGTCGCGAAAAAAGTCGCCTTCGCCGTCATCCATACCGGCGAATTCGCACAGGTAGCGCCACGCCAGCGCGACGGCCGCGTAATTGCCGGCCATCCGCAACGCGCCGTCATCGGCCCCGCTCGCGCGGCTGTTCGTGAGGCACTGTTCGCGCAGCGCGCGATACTGGTCGAGTACGTCGCGCCGGCTCAGGCCGGCCAGGAATTCGAGCCATTCGCGCACGGGAAAGCGCGGCAGGTCGTCGGGCAGCAGCGGGCCGCGCTTGCCGGTGAGGGTGGTGCGAACGAGTTTGCCGAGCAGGCTGCGCACGGGCACGTCTTCGCCGGCCAGCATCACGGGTGCGCACAGCAGGTATTCGGTCATCTCGGCGCCGCGCCGTGTCACCGTGTAATGGTAGTTTTCCTGAAGCAGGCCGACTGCCTTGTCGATCACTTCCTGCCGGCGTGCGGACAGCTCCTCCCAGCCGACCGGGTGGCTCGTGTGGCTAATGCTGGTCAGCAGGCGGAATTCGGTCTGCAGGCTCTGGCCTGAAAACATCGTGAAGGCGATAGAGCGTTCGAGCCGCTTGATAAGCGTCGATTTGCCGGCGCCCTTGTCGGCCTGCACGGTGATATGCGGCCAGAACCCGAGTATCGTTTTCAGGTGGCCGCCGAGCGCCCACACGAGCGGCACGGCCGCCGCGTTCTCCCTGAATGTCTGCTGGTACGCGGTGATGACGCGCCGCGCATCACTGCGCGCACCGCTCGGAAAAGTCAGGTTGTGATACGGGCATTGCTTTTCGGCGTCGGTGAAATAGCAGTCGGGGCCTTCATTGACCGTGAGGGCGCCGTCGCGCCAGGCGAGTCCGACGAAGTTCGCCGCGTTGCGCGCGCCGAGGTCGGCCGTGCGCTCCAGTATCGACACCATGCGGGAGAATTCGGCCGGCTTCCAGATCGGGCCGAATTTGAGCCAGTGCGTATTGTTGTGGAGCTGGTCGTCGAGCATCACCTTGCGCGTGAGCTTCGCGCCGTGTCGCGGGGTCTGCACGCTCGCGGCAAAGTAGACGCTTGGGGACTGGTCCGCATCGCCGGTCATGGTCGACGACGCGCTCGCGACCGAGACGCGGGAGAGCGAAGCGATACGAAAGCCGCAGAGGTCGGCGTATGTGGGCGTTTCGACTTCCGAGTCGTCCTTCTTTTCCGACCTGACGATATAGCGCGTGAAATCCTGGGTCGGCCGGAAACGCCAGTATTGCGCGAAGTCGTGCGAGGGCAGGAACACGCGACGCTTGCCGCGCGCTGTGGCGTCGCCTGGCATGCCGGCGATCAGCCACGGCTCGAACGTGTCGAGCGCCTTCGCGAGCGCCGGCGCGCCGCGCAGCTTCAGGAAATCATTGACGTCATTGATAAGCGCCGTCTTTTTTGCACCGTCCGCGAGGTCTTGCACCCATTCGGACTGGTCGACCATCATCGCCGAGATATTGAGGGCGGTGAGGCGTTCATAGAGTGTCCAGCCGGCTTCCGGGCCGGGGCGTTGGCCTGCACGTGGCTTGCCTTCGGCGATCGGCTCGTCGTTGTCCAGGCAGATCACGACCTGTTTGCCGATCAGAAACGAAAAGTCGATGCTCGCCGCGTTGCCGATGCCGCGAATTGAATAGGCGGCCGTCGCCGGGATATCGCACGAGTCGATCGAGAGGGCATTGATCGAGCTTTCGACGAGCACGACGCGTTTCGCGCGGTCGAGCTTGCGCGGGTCGGCCGTCCAGCCGATGCCTTCTTTCTCGCCCTGGGTTTGTGTCTTGACGTCGCCATTGATGGCGGGGTCGATGAACCGCATATCGACCGCAACGACCTCGGCGCCGCCGATCGGGCGGACGATGAACGCGGCCGAGGGGCCGCAATGGCCGACCTCGCCGGGTTTCTTGGTCGGGTTGGTGTAGTCGTTAAAGCCGAGCGTTTTCGCCTTGATCGCCGCTGTGATGGCCGCGTCGCTGATGCCGCGTCCGGCGAGATATTCGCGCACCTTCTCGGCTTCCTTGAGCGACCGGTCGGCAATGTAGTCGAATTTCGACTTGTCGCGCGCCGGCGCCGTGCTGGCCGGCGTGTCGTAGGGGATGCCGAACGCGTCGTGCAGATACTTCATTGCGTCCGACACGGTACAGCCCTGAACGTGCATCACGAGGTCGATGCACGAGCCGCGGGCGTCGCCGCTATGGTCTTTCCAGCCCGTGCCGTGCTTGGGGTGGCCCTGGTAGATCGAAAGCGAGGGGTGCTTGTCGGGGTGATGCGGCGAGTGGTAAAGCGCCTTGTCGCCACCTTTCCCCTGCTTCAGGCCGAGCCGGTCGGCGAGCTGGTGGAGGTCGATGCGGCGCTTGAGTTCGTCGATTGAGGCCATGTTTTCAGAATCGCAGGCGTGAGTTTTCCCGGCCACAGCTCACAGGGAGGTGCGGCGGGGCTTCGATTGAATTGGGGGGTTACTGCGAGGTCTGCGGCGTGTCGGCTAAGCCGTTAGCGAGCATATCGCGCGTGCTCGGCACCGGCAGGCTGGCGAGGGCGGGCGTCTTGACCAGATCGAGCAGCTCGGCGACCGTGAAAACGCGCATGCGTGCTGTGCGCGGTTCACGGATAAAGACCGCGTGGCTCGTGGTGAGCGACATGTCGACATAGGCCCGACAATCGCGGGATTCCAACTCGCCGAATGCCTGTAGTGCGATGATTTCAGCCTCGCGGCTCGAAAGCCACTCTGTTTCCACCAGGTGCGCAATGCACCGATCGATCAGCAGGCGCCGGTCAGGGGTGAGGTGTTCGCCCTGATGCCTTGCGATGAAGGCGAGGGCGGTGTAGTGCAGGTTTGCTTTTTCTTGTGGCATGGTCTTTTCTCTCAAGTCTGGCGGCTTAGACGATCAACTGCATTTGCTGCATAACCCGCTCGCGGACATGCGGGGAGAGCGGCAGTTTGATCGCAGGGTCGGGTTTTGCGCTCGGCGACAAGGTTCGGATCGCTTCGAGATGCGCGACAAACGAGTGTGCGCATTCCGGGTCTTCGCACATGAAAGTGATTTCGCGCATGGTGCGGGACAGCTCGCGCGAGGTGCGTGCAGTAACGCGGAATGTGCAGTGCGGACAACGCAAAGTAATTCGCATGGTTCTATTCCGATCGAGATAGGGATTTAGCCCCCCGGCCTAATCCGTCGCTTTCGTTATCTGCGTCGTGCTCGTGTCTTCCGGTTTTGCTCGCTGTATTGCTTCAGGCCTTCGCGGTAGATAATCCCGGCCATGTTGGCAACGCTTCTTTGCTCATGCGTGGCGAGTCGTTCAAGGGCGCTGATTTCATCGGCACTCAAGGCTATCGGCACACGTTTCGCTGTCGGTTGGACGGTGTTTGAAATTGGCATATTAAGTTTCACTATGTAACAACTTGGTTGTTGGTGTTACTTTATGTAATTCTATATCTTTCATAAAGCTTACGCACGTAGTATTTCCTACTTTTTTTGATACCCAAAATGAAAGACAAAAAAGTGCTTGTCCAAGATATCGTCGACAGAATGAAGCGGGTCGTGTGCGTATCGAAAGATGTAGACCTGGCCGAGGCGTTAGGCCTGTCACGCAGCAATCCGGCGGTCTGGAAGATCAGGGACCGCATTCCTTTCGCCGAGTGCATGGCAATCGCGGAAAAGCATGGGGTTAGTCTTGACTGGTTGGTGCTCGGGCGTGGCGTGCCTGAGATTGATGCGTCGACGACAAGTGCGCCGGTACCCGATGGATGCGGCGAGAAAGAGGCGGCCTGTGTCGAGCTGCAGGCCTTCGAAATGCCTGATTTCCTGAGCGCCGATTCTTCACAGCTTCTGGCGAGGGTGCCGGCGGTTTGGATCGAGCGAGAGAGGTTATCCGCGAGCGAGCCTATAGACCCGATGGCTATGCGGTACGTTGGGAACAACATGGCGCCGACCATCGTCGATGGTGATGTGTTGATCGTTGATCGCCGGCCGCGCGATGTTGACGGTGTGTACGTAATGCGCCTGGGTGACAGCATCCGGATAAAGCGTGTGCAGCGCATGCAGGGCGGGGCATTGCACCTGATTAATGACAATCCGAGATACGAGACAGAAGTGATCGGTGCCGATCAGGCCGAGGCGGTTGAGTTCATCGGTTATTGCTTCGGCATTTTGAGGCAGGTCAGCTAAACATGGAAACTCCAACAATGGCCCCAGCCGATTTACCAACACTGAAGGAGCGGGTGCACGCCGCTCAGGAAGAACTAGATATGGCGGTGCTATTCCACGAAGCATGGAAGCCCGCCGCATACGACCTGGACTTGCACAGGCGCTTGGGTCCATCGTATGCGACGCACGCGTTCCACGTCGTGCGTTTAGCATTGCGACGAGAGATGTTGATGGCGCTCATGCGTATCTGGGACTATACCGACGCGTCGGTGCGCATCGGGTCGGTGATCGACGGCATTCGGAACACTCATATTATTGACGCCCTCGTTGCAGAACGACTAAGCGGGCTCTCCAAGCAAAGCAACATGACCATGCTCGGCTTCGAGGTTCAAATGCGGGATGCCGTTCAGTCAGGCGCGAGCAAAGCCATCAACCTTTTTGAGCAGTATTCTCCAGGCGGTTCTCGGCGCGCAGTGCTCGAAGACTTGCGACGACTTCGGCACGAACGGTTGGCGCACCGGCAAGTCACGCCAAGCAAGGCCAACGGCCCCGAAGCAAGCGACGAACAAATTGAGGCGTTCTATCAAGACACTACGGCGCTAATAGGCCTACTGCTGAGTGTTCTTCTTGGCGTTGCGCATGACTTCGCGGAAACCGGCAACGTGTATCGAAGACCCTCTGCACTGTTTTGGGCAAGTGTGCGTGGTGAACGAACGGAAGGGCATCCCGACTATCGGCCACTGGCGTAAGGACGCAAGAGAAAGAGGAGAGAAAAAATGAGCGATCTTGAGCACTCCCGCGAATTACAAGAGAAGTTCGAGCTGTATTTACTCGCGCTGATTTTCACGATTCTGGGTCTCGCCATTCAGACGGCCAAGCTCGGTATCAATCGAGCATCGGACGTTTTGGAAGTGCTGGGCTGGCTGTCACTGATGGTCTCAGGCCTAACCGGTCTTTCACGATTGGAATGGGTGCCGGTTGCGCTAAAGACCGGCTCACAATTGCAGGATATCCGCAATGAGCGCAAGCGCCTTGCTGACGCGGCTGAAGGGGGCATGCAATGGGTTCCGGTCGTCGATCAACCAGAGCCGGCCAACATCAATGATTTGATCGCAGACCGCGATAATGCGATTGGGAAAGCGCAGTCCCATATCGACAAGATGGAGCAGCGAATCCAGTTGAAGTACGGCGTCCACAAATGGTCGTTCGTGATCGGCCTGGTCCTGCTTTTCATGGCTCGTGCGTATGGCCCGGTATTCGAGGTTTTTAGTCGCCCCGCGACAACGCCTTCGTGCGCCACAGCGGCAGTCGGGACAACGGCTTCCAATGCTTATGTGTCGCCGCGTCGATAGATATCAATACAGCCGATCATCGTTCTAGCGACCGCCTTTCCGGAAATGGGAGCGGTGCCGGTCGCTTGTTGGATCATCGCGCGTTTCTAGTTCGAGCGCGGTTGTGTATCCGCCGTCCGAAAGCTCGTGCCGCACCTTTTTGGCCAGCCACGATTCATCATCGATTTCGGGTTTGTTGAATCCAGATAGATAGACCGGAATCTCGGGGTAGAGGTCGGGCCGGCCGAGCGCGAGCGTATAGCTCATGGTCGCCTGGCTTCGCTGCGTGCGATTGAGTTCGGCCGCTGCCGCCGCTCGCGCTTCGGCTTCGGTCGGATACGTCTCCGGCAATACCTTAACACTGTGATTATTCGCACCCCCGACGATCACTGATTTGCGCCTTGCTTCGCCGGTCACGCTGTAATGCGCGCGCACGGCCGAATAGTTCTCACGCTCCGACACGTGATAGCGATGCCGGTCGCCCTCCTTGCGCGTCAGCTCGATCGAGGTGAGCGGTTTGCCGCTTGCGGTCGTGCCGTGCCCGATCGGCATGAAAAGCAAGTGCGTGTCTTTCACGTTCATCACGGCGTCGTAACGCTTCGCGAGGCGTGTGAGAAACGACATATCCGACTCGTGCGTTTGATCGATGTGCGCGATCACGACTTTAGCGAGCGCGTCGGCGACGGCCGCTTTCAGGTCGTGCGCGCCGGCGATCTTTCGCACGATCGCGCCGATCGATTCGCCGTGCCAGCTCTTTTCCTTTCGCTCGCTCATGGCGTTCGTCATCGAGGCCGATCGCGCCTGAATGGTGAGGGTATCCGGTGCGCCGGCGTGTTCGACTTCGTTGATGGTGAATGAACCCTTTTCGACGAGGCCGGTGTCTTCCCATCCGAACGCCACGCGCACGACTTCGCCGCGCCTGGGGATCGCGAGCTTTCCATCGGAGTCGTCGAGCACGAGCATCAGCGTATCGGCTTCGTCCGATCGCGACTCGTCGAGCGACAGGCTCACTAGGCGCGGCGAAATCTTGCTCGTGAGGTCTTTGCCGTTGAGCGTGACCTGATAGATCGGCGTCGGTTGCTTCACTGCGCTTTGTCCTTCGCTGGCTCGGTTTTCGTTCTCACGAGGCCATCGTCGACGCGCGTGAGGCTCAGCGTGAATTCGACGCGCCTCGGTGTGCCGTTCTTTTGGTGAAGGGTTTGCCCTTCGTCGAGGCCTTCGATTACAAACGCGCCGTACACCTTGCCCGCGCCGTCGACGAGCGCATAGGCGTCGCCATCGTCGCCCATCGTGCGCAGCTCGGTAAGCGACGCAAGTTTTCCGATACCCTGATCGGGTGCAAACCAGCCCGTCAGCGTGATCGTGTCATCGCCGGGGCCGGTGAATTGCCGTGCGTTGCGCCCGCCGATGCGCGACGTGCTTGCGTGCTTCCAGCTCGTGCGCCGTTGCAGCTCCTGATAGGCAAGGGTCGACAGGCTGAAAACGAATTGCCCTAGCGACATCATCATCGTTTCTTTCTCCGTCAATCGGACAGGCGCGAGCTAACGCGCGAGGCCTTCCTGCGATCGATATCCGCGAGCACGAGGCGCACCTGATTCGCGATTTCCTTTGGATCGGCGCCGGTGATCTGGAACACGTATTGATCGGCGGCCGCCGATGCCGCGCCGGCCGCCGCGTTGGCCCCGTTCGCGGCCGCCTGGCGGGCTTGCAGGGCAGGGCGGGCATCAAACGCTACGCCGGGGCCGCCGGCCGCCTGTGCAGCGAAAGAAGTCGCTGCGAGCGCTGCGATTCCGACCGCCGCTTTCGCGATGCGGCCTTGCTCGGCTTCCATGCCGATCGCCGCGCCCTGGGTGATGAACCCGCCCAGCTCGCCGAACACGCGCGACGGGCTATGAATGCCGAGCTTTTCCTTGAACCATCCAACGGTCGAGCTGGCAACGTTCATCACGGCATCTTTGACGGCTCCGAGGCCTCCGGTGATGCCGTTGACGAGGCCGGTAATGATGTTCGAGCCGAACCCTGAAAACTGCGACACGAGCGAGCCGAACCAGCCCGCGACAGCGGCAAAGGTCGATTTGATGTCATCCCATAGGCCGCTAAAAAAGCCTTTGATCGGCTCCCAATATTGATAGATCAGATACGCGCCGAGCGCGATCGCGGTAATCGCAAGGCCGATCGGGTTCGCGAGCAATGCGCGGCCGACGAACATCGCGACACTCGCGAGCATGCGAAGTGCGGCCATTGGTGCGCCGAGCATGCGCGCAAGGATGCCGCCTTGCATGCCGAGGGTCGTCAGACTGAATCTGACGAGAGCGATCGGGCCGAGCACGCCGGCGAGCGCGATCGCAAACATGCCACTGCCAACGAGCATCGCGGCGAGCGCGGCGAGCGTCACGAGCACGACTTGCGCGGCCGTGCTGTGCTCTTTCATAAAGCCGGTGACGCGATCGAGCAAGCCGGCCGTGAGCGACAGGCCGGCGTTATAGATCGGGGAAACCTTCTGGCCGATTTCGAGCTTGAGGTCGCGGATCTTCGCGAGCGCTTCAAGTTCGCGGCCTTGCGTCATGTCGTGCGCTTTCGCCGCCCCTTCGTCGATGCCGTCAGCGCCGGCGTTGAGCCGTTCGTTTTTGTGGATTTGATCGCGCTGCATGTACATCGTAGTAAAGAGGTTTGAAGCGGTG